GGTACAGTTACATCAGCACAGGGCATCTACCTAAGAACATATCGTCACTTCCCCACATTCGGAACATATCCCACATATGCTGAAATATGGGCGCGTGAAGTAAACTATACTCAGGCTAACGCAGTGACCGAATGGGGTCTTCTCTATCTGACCGCAGTCGCAACCACGACTCCACTCGACGGTATATTCTTCCGTAGACTTTCTGGTGGTGGTCTTCGTGCAGTCATCAACAACAACGGTACTGAAACCGAATATACAATCGATACCACGAATGTTCCTGCCCGTGACGGTGTTGGTGCATACGATCCAACGGAAGTCAGCCACTACCTGATATCGTTCCACAACGATGTCGTTCGCTTCTGGATCAACGATGTGATGGTCGCAAGCATCGACTGCCCAGCCAATCAGGCGGCATTCATCTCAGGTACGAACATTCCTCTTGGTTTCCGCGTCATCAATACAGGTACTCCTGCTGCTGCAAGACAACTACAGATCGGCTTCATGAATGTCAGTCTTGGAGATCAGAACATAAACAAGCCTTGGTCACATGCAATGGCTGGTAGCGGTCAGGGATCGTATCAGACTCAAGTTGGTTCTGCCGTTGGTCCAACCGTCACCCGTGGTGCTGCACCTGCGGGTTGGGTGACTTCGGGTACTGCCCGTGCTGCGGGTACATGGACTGCAACATCCGCTCCTGCCACGGCATCGTTGGGTGGAATGTGGGTCAGTCCTGCAATCTCAACACTGACTTCCGATGCCGACTATCCGATCTTTGCATATCAGGTTCCTACAGGTACTGCAACGCTTCCAGGCAAGACTCTGTACATCACAGGCATCCGTGTCGGTGAAGGATATGCATCCGCTGCTGCATCGACCAATGCCATTCAGTTGACATATATCGTCACTGTTGGTGGAACATCAGCAACCACATCCACTTCTGATACAACAGCCGCAGTCGCTCCACGCGCATTGGTGGTCGGTAGTCACGGATTCATTGCTACCGATGTCATAGGAACCATCAAGCCAGGATTTGAAGTCACCTTCAATACTCCACTTGTATGCCCAGCGGGTACTTACTTCACATTCGTATGCAGACCATTCGGTACTGTTGCCTCCAATACCCTCGTTGTCTCCAGCAGCCTGTCGGTGAACGGATACTTTGAGTAATGGCACTGCTTCAGAACATCGGTACTGAATACGGAGTCTATGCTTCGTATTGGAAGATAACGGAGTTCAAGATCAATCTTGATGGTTCGTGTGATCTGAGTCTTTCAGGATTCCATGACGAACATGCCAGGCTTGCCAGCATGAAGCCGCTCAAGATGATGGAGTTCTCCGTGACTCCACAGATAGTGCAGGAATACTTCCCGCAAGGGATCGATCTTGAACTGGTCTATGAGTACCTCAAGACTCTTGGTGAATTCACGAATTCCACAAGCGTCTGAAGCAGCCGAATAACAATCCATACAACAATCCATCGATCCGCTTGAATCCATCGGGTTTGGGTGTACGATACCAATCACTCGCCTCTAAATACACGGCACATCTATTCAAGGAGTACATTTTCACATGAGTCTACCAACCCCATATCAGCAGTTCATCCACCTTTCGCGCTATTCTAGATGGCTAGAGAAGGAGGGCAGACGAGAGACATGGGAGGAGACCGTGGAGAGGTACTTCAAGTTCTTTGAAGTGCATCTTTCGGAGAACCAGAAGTTCAACCTTGATCCTGCATTGCGTCAGGAACTCAAGGATGCCGTCCTGAACCTCGACATCATGCCTTCCATGCGTTCGCTCATGACGGCAGGAGAAGCCCTTAAGCGCGACAATACGGCTGGCTACAACTGCTCCTATGTGGCAGTCAACCGAGTCCGTGCATTCGATGAGATCCTCTACATATTGATGTGCGGCACAGGCGTAGGCTTTTCCGTGGAGCGACAGTATGTCGAGAAACTTCCTACAATCGCTGAAGTCTTCACTGATTCGGACACGACGATTGTTGTCCAGGATTCTAAGGCGGGCTGGGCAAAGGCTTTCAGGGAACTCGTCTCTCTTCTTATTGGAGGTCAGGTTCCCAAGTGGGATCTCACAAAGATTCGTCCTGCGGGAGCAAGACTTAAGACTTTTGGAGGTCGAGCAAGCGGACCAAAGCCACTGGACGATCTCTTTAGATTCACCTGTGACACCTTTAGACGAGCCGCTGGACGAAAACTCACATCCATCGAATGCCATGATATCGTCTGTAAGGTTGCGGAGATTGTCGTCGTCGGAGGAGTACGCCGTTCTGCTCTCATCTCGCTTTCGAACCTGACTGATGAGCGAATGAGGGATGCAAAGACGGGTGCATGGTGGAACGACAATCCACAACGCGCACTCGCGAACAACTCCGTTGCATACAAGGAGAAGCCCGAGATCGGCACATTCATGGACGAATGGGTCTCACTCTACAAGTCGAAGAGCGGAGAGCGAGGCATCTTCAACCGTGCTGCTGCTCAGAAGACCGTGTCCAAGTTGGGTGATCGTCGCGATCCTTCTTATGAGTTCGGAACGAATCCTTGCAGCGAGATCATCCTGCGCGATTCCGAGTTCTGCAACCTCTCCGAGGTCATCGTCCGTCCCGAGGACACGGTGGAGACACTCAGCAGGAAGATCCGCCTTGCCACGATCCTTGGAACATGGCAAGCATCCTTGACGAACTTCCCGTACCTCTCCTCTGCATGGGAGAAGAACTGCAAGGAAGAGGCACTGCTTGGAGTCTCTCTCACAGGCATCCTCGACAATGTCATGATGCGTAGCACCACGGAACTCAAGGATGTCCTGACTTCGCTCAAGCAGGTTGCAATCGACACCAACAAGGAATGGGCATCGCGCATCGGAATCAATCCCGCCGCTGCCATCACTTGCGTCAAGCCATCGGGAACGGTCTCTCAGTTGACCGATGCCGCATCGGGCATCCACCCACGCCACAGCGAGTACTACATCCGTACCGTCCGTGCCGACCGCAAGGATCCATTGTGCCAGATGATGATGGACATGGGATTCCCCGCAGAACCCTGCGTGATGAAGCCAGACCACACGATGGTCTTCTCGTTCCCACAGAAGGCAGTCGGATCATTGACCCGCAATGACATCTCCGCGACCTCTCACCTTGAACTCTGGCTTGCATATCAGCGTTACTGGTGCGAACACAAGCCTTCGATCACGATCACTGTCAAGGATCATGAATGGATGGATGTCGGTGCATTCGTCTACAAGTACTTCGATGAGATCAGCGGCATCTCGTTCCTTCCGCACAGCGACCACTCGTACCGTCAGGCTCCGTATCAGGAATGCACGGCAGAGCAGTACGAGGAACTCCTTGCGAAGATGCCGAAGGATGTGGATTGGTCGAAGTTGAAGACCTATGAGAAGAGCGACTCGACCAAGAGTTCGCAGACGATGGCTTGCAGTGCCGATGGTTGCGAACTAGTCGATCTGACAAACTAAGTGGGGATTTGACACCCACATGTGCGAACCCCTCCGATCTTCACACGGAGGGGTTCTGCTTTTTATGTGGTATACTTGATGTGCAGGACTGGCAGAGAAGATACATTCCTGACGGTGATGGTTGCTGTGGCTAGATCATTCTCGGGAGTTATGCTGCGGCTCAATTCAAGGTATTGATATGGTGGAAGACTTCCGGTCTGTGAAGTATTCTCGTTGGTGTCACCCGCAATTCCATCATATATCGCAAGAACCTGATAGATTCCGTTGTTGGATGCAGTTGGGAATCCGGATATCTGAACATAAGAACCAGCAACGATTCCTATATTCGTAGTTCCTCCGAAAAGCCTTGTTGCACCTGCGGCTGGCTTGAATGCCAGCAAATTCTTTGATCCGAATGACGGGGAATACTGTGGTCGTATGGTCAATGTCGATCCTGGAAGTCCGGTGGGTATGCTATACAGACCACCATAGTTTGCATCTCCATAGTTTATTTTTCCCGCATGTTGATATGCTGGAGTTGCACTGCTGAATAGGGATGTTGCCGTGCTATTTTTGAATAATGCATTGCCATCGGGTTGTATCCCAATGAACCTAAGAGTCTTTCTATTGCAAGTGATGTTCGCTGGACTCTGATTGGAATTAGACGCAGTCGTGGTTTCATTCGCGGGTGCGGAGTACTGATTGAATATGCATGTGGTTCCTGCTATGAGATCGGGGAATGCATTCCACGCCTGTGGTGTGAATGCAGTGAGATATACATCTCCATTCAAGGTATTGCTGAGAGACAATCCCGTCAGTTCACTAGGACCAATCTTTACAACTCCGTGGTGAAAGCCCTTGCGAAGAGAGAACTGTGCATTGGCTATGGATGGGGCTACTGTTGCGGATGCTTCGTTGCTGTGGAAAGAGATATATGCAGATTCCTTGTAGAATGTCAATGCATCGAAACCAACAGCATCGGTTCTATTGAGATATTTGTATTCTCCATAGGTTATGCCCGTAGGATCGATCTCTCCGTGCATGATCATGCCGAGGGTCAGACCTCCAACCCCGCGACTACCCGTCATGTATGTGGACACAAGATCGGATATGGCAAGAGTATTTCGTACACCAGTGTTTGGAACAAGGGTGAATGATGGGGCTGCGGATATGAATACTCCACCATTTGGATTGACACTGCCATCGATCTCGACCTGTGTGCTTGCCCCTATCTCCAGATTAGCAGCGGGATTTAAGGTTGCTATCTTGCCAAGGGTATTGGGTATTTGTGCGATTAGACTGGATTTGTAGTAGCCGTCCGCACCATATAGGTTGCTCGTTCCATCTGGACTTGTCCAGTTAGCCGAATTCGTCAGGTTGTTTGGAGCAAGCCTGATCGTTATCCTTGAATTGTTTACTGGTGTTGGATTAGTTGCCATGTGTCATTATACTCCTGCACCCGGACCACCAACTGGCGTGAACCGGTTCATGTGAACCAATCCCTGCTGTTTGCCACGGTAAGGTTGAGTGATGCGGACAATATGTTCGATCCTATCGGCATAGCCGAGAGATTATAACCAAGGACAGCACGGGTCGGAGTTCTGACTGCTGGAGTAATGGTCTGACCACCTCCAGTTGGTTGCTCGTTTCTATCGTCCCAGAGGTTCATCAATCCCACAGGTATCTGCTGTGCGGTATTTGGAGTAGCACCAATTCCTGTCACTGCCTGCCATCTATCGTTTCCTTGATTTCCGATGGGTGCATGGAAGATGAAGGTATCGAATGATGGAAGCAGTATGAGTTCATTGACGGTCGGTGTCGTTGGCTGCTGCCTAGACCTCCGTCTATCATCCCATCTTCTTCTGTTGATAAAGTCATTGGACATTTATGTACCGATATAGTAGAGTGTGAGACCTGCGGCAGTTGCCGACACATAGATTCGGTTCGTGTTGTCTGTTTCTATGAATATCTGATCTCCATTGTAGAGTGGATATCCATTTCCCGCAGTCACTCCTGGTCCAGATCCGATGAATATCGTTCCCGATGTATTTACAAGATCACTCTTGAAGTGAACTCCACTTTGCAATGTATTTGTCGATAACTGTGTTGCTGCCGAAGTGTTGATGGGAACTGCAATCTTTCCGCTTGTGATGCCCGTTGGCTGTGCCACGCCGACAACGGATACCTTGATACCACTACCAAGAGTGCTTTCGGCAGTATCAACCTTGTTATTGAGTGAATCAAGGGTCACTCCCATCGCAATCAATGCATTCTTTATGTTGGTTCCGTTCGCATCATCGGTGAGAACACGATTTACCGGTGATTCGACTGTAGATATCGCCCCATCGAATCTCTCTATTACCTTCCATGCTGCTCCCGTGATTCCGACTTCGTCTCCACATGAACCGCCAAGGACACGGATCTGCGCATAGACTGCATCATTTGTTACCGTCAGGTTCCTGATGTCTAGATCCGTTGCAGTCACTCCGATTGCGATTGCTCCCGATCCTGTGTATCCATTGACCTGTATGGTCTGTGTTGAGGAGGTTGCTGCTGCAAGACAAATGCCCGTCAATCTGAAGTCTGTTCCACTGATTTGTGCCGTGACTCCGATTGTTCCTGCTGCAAGATTCACATAGAGGTTTCCGTTGTCATCGACGCGGAGAGGAATCCTTGAGTCGAGATTGGTGGAGGAAGTAAGACCATGCACCACAGTAGAAATGGGATATGCTCCCGAGAGACCAACAACGCGAACTGTGTCTTCAACTGTATTAAGTAACGAAGAAAGGGAGCCTGAAGAGGTTGCTGCGATTCCACCAGTCGATGCACGGAGCAATCTTGTCTGGAATCCCACATCTGTTCTTGACGCACTATAAGGGCTGTTTTCTCCATTCGATACCGCCACCGTATTGAATACGCTGACGCTATCCTTGGTATAGGTCAATCCACGAATATCGAAGGATGCACCTGCAACCGTTGTTACCGCTACGGGATATGCACCAGATGCACCAACAACACGAACATAATCTGCTCCTGCCTGAGTGATTCCCGATGTGATGTTTCCTGCGGTCAATGCACGAATGCCGAAGTTAGTTGCTGTGACTCCGACTGCCCAACCACCCGAATAGCCCACGACGCGGACGAAATCGGCACCGGGTGCAGTAGCAGCAGTGGGATCACCCGCAGTCAATGCGCGGATGCCGAAGTTTGATGCGGTGACTCCGACTGCGGTAGCCCCAACGATGCCATAGACTGCCATAGAACCATTTACGGTGACGGGATTGGCAATGCTTGTGACATTGATGTCTGCCGAGGAAACCACATCCACGGGAAGCCCAGTTGAACTAGTTACCCTTGTACCCCCGACACCGACATCTCCAAAGGATACCTTGACTACCTGAAAATGCGATCCTTCCGTGGACGAGTAATCGGTTGCGATGTTCGCATTCTGAGTTGCTCCAGTGACCAAAAAGTTGTTGTCCGTGTCATTTGCCATGTTGAGGGTATCCTTATGATTTCTTTCGCTCTTTGTATTTATACTCCTTGAAGTCCTCCTAGATAGGGGTATAGTCTTCACCATGATAAACCCAACGCAGATATCCACCCTCATAGAGCGCATGGTCGCGACCCGAAGCATCTCCTACATGGAGGCTGTTTTGGAGGTTTGCGAGGAGCATTCGGTGGATGCCACGATGGTCGCGAAGCACCTATCGAAGCCTATCATTGAGAACATTGAGAAGGAGGCAAGGGATGTGAATCTCTTGCCAAAGAAGAAATCTTTGCCCTTCTCTTGACTCAGCCCCAATACGCCGTATACTCAGTCAGTCGTACATTCCGTACACATCGTTCATAAGGAGAACACAACATGTCGGATTTCGCAAGTTTCAAGAAGGGTTCGAAGAGCAGCATCGGCAAGATTGCCAAGGAACTGGAGAAGGTCACCAAGGGTGGTGGAGAGAACTCCTACAAGGATGACCGCTTCTGGAAGGCAGAGGTTGACAAGACGGGAAATGGCTATGCCGTGATCCGCTTCCTTCCCGCTCCCCCGAGCGAAGACCTTCCGTGGGTTCGCGTCTTCAGCCACGGATTCCAGTCCAAGGGTGGTTGGTACATTGAGAACTGCCCCACGACCATCGGCGGCAAGTGTCCCGTCTGCGAGGCAAACAACGAACTCTGGAACAGCGGCAATGAGGATGACAAGAACATTGCCCGTGACCGCAAGCGCAAGTTGTCCTACATCAGCAACATCATGGTGATCGATGATCCCGTCAATCCCGCGAACAACGGGAAGGTCTTCCTCTTCCGCTACGGCAAGAAGATCTTCGACAAGATCAATGACAAGATGAATCCGCAGTACAAGGACGAGGATGCAGTCAATCCGTTCGACTTCTGGCAGGGTGCGAACTTCAAGTTGAAGATCCGCAATGTCGAGGGATACACGAACTACGACAAGTCCGAGTTCTCCGCTTCGGCTCCCCTGCTTGAGGGCAATGACAAGGAACTTGAGGCTCTGTGGCGCAAGGAGTATCCGCTACAGGATTTCGTCAAGCCCGATCAGTTCAAGCCCCATGCTGAACTCAAGACCAAGTTCCAGTCGGTCATCAATGGCTCTGCCACGGCAAAGGCAGAGAACATGGATCTTTCGGAAGATGAGGAAGAGACAACTCAGGCGAAGTTCACGCCCAAGTTCCCTGCAAAGGAAGCAAAG